GATGAATTTATGGCAATAAGAGAAGCCATCAAAGGTGCCGCTCCTAACGACGAGGGTACGATTGAGCTTCACTTAACGCGATAAGTATTCACACTGAGTATCAATACTTTACGAGATTTAACGAGTAAAATATAAAGTAAAAAATGCCCGAAAAACCCCGTAAATATGATTAAAACTGATAGACTTTGCAAGTAATATGCAAGCTAATAGGAGATAGAATTATGAAGGTTTACGTTGAAGACAAGACATATAAGGTGTATTTCTCCATCACTCATAAGTGTAAGAGATTCTATATATACACAGGATTGCAATCGACAGAGAAGTTTGATGGTATGGTATTTCCTCGTTCAGACAAGTCTGCAAAGGCAAAGACTAAGCGACTGGCAGAGCTATATTCAAACGTGGAAGACTATATACTGCTGCACAAGGGTGAGGACGTTCCGATGCTAAAAAGCCATCTGAAAGAGATTATAAAGGGTGGCAAGGTCGCTGAGAAGAATTTCCTCGACTATATGCAGATGTGTGCGGATTCCAAGAATTTGAAAGCTGGCACGAAGAGAGTATATGATGTGACTATCATCAGAATTAGAAATTTTGATGCTAAGTGTACATTTGATACCATCACTAGAGACTGGCTCGATAAGTTTGTGAAGCATGAATATGAAAGAGGACGGATGCCTAACGGAGTTCATATTGATTTGAGAAATATCAAGGCAACATTCAATTGGGCAATTGATAATGAGATAACAACCCTATTCCCATTCCGTAAGTACGTACTTCCACATGAGGAAACAAGAAAGCGTTGTCTTTCTCTAGAACAGATGAGACAGTTGCGTGATGCAGAGTTCCACACTAACCCTCAACGTGAATCAAGGGATTTGTTCATGCTAGGTTTCTATTTGATTGGCATCAATATATCAGACCTTCTCGATTTGAAGCCAACAGACCTTCGTGGTGGCAGAATATGCTACAAGCGCAACAAGACAGGACGATTGTATGATATAAAGGTAGAACCAGAGGCGTTGGAGATTATCAAGCGATACAAAGGCAAGAAATATCTTTTGAAGTATAAGGACAACAGTAAGTTCAATCTCAAACACTTTGAGAGCAATTTGAATTTCAGACTTAAAAGGTTAGGTAAATTCAGAGAATATAGTAAAGAACCGATGTTCCCTTATCTTTCCACCTACTATAATCGCCATACGTGGGCAACGCTAGCAAGCGAGATTGATATACCGATGGAAGTTATAGGCAGGGCATTAGGTCATGCGATGTGGGATAATGCGGTAACATCAACCTATATCAAGTATGATACAAAGAAGATTGATGAAGCCAACCGCAAGGTTATTGATTACCTTAACAAAGATTTATAAGATACAGATTTATAATTATTACAATCAAAAGGGCAAATAAAAAGGGAGGCTACGAACCTCCCTTTCTTGCTATTTATCGGATAGAATAGTTTCTATCTTCTTACGATAGTCAACAGAGCCGTCAATGAATGCGTGCATAAACAGAATACTATCGCTTATTGGTACGCTGATAGGCTCGTTGATGAAGTCCTTTGTGACTTCCGAGTTATTCACCAATGCAGAAACAAGTCGTTTCTTTTCGTAATTGAAACCTTGTGTAAATCCTGCGGCGAATGGTGTAAGCGAGTGAAAGAATGGTGTTTGTTCTTCACTCAGATTTTGCAGTCTCTGTTTCAGAGTCATTTCCTTTGTCTTTTCCATCATTATTTTTCTTTTCAATTTCTTTCTCCATTTTATGCAAGCGTTCAACTTCTTGCTCGTAGAGGTTATCAATCGCATCAGAATACTTTAGGTATTGTGTAAGGCTCTTTTTGCGCTGCATAAACTCAGCCTTATTCTTGTACTTCATACCTTGTAATGCGGTCAGTCGGTGTCGCTGCATTTCAAGTTGCAGCTCATAGTAAAGCCATATCGTTTCTTGCACAGCATACCTCTCATTGTCGTTGCACTTATCTGCAAGGTCGAGTGCTTCATCACACTCTCTAAACAAAAAGTTAACAAAGAAAATTGCAACCGCCAAAAACATACATAAGATAGCTGGCTCAAAACGATTGATAAATATATAAAATACACCAATTACAACTACCAGTAATAAACTGACGTTACCTATAGTAACAAACCCTAATACTTTCTTAATCATTTTCTTCATGTTTTTTGTTTGATAAATTATTGTTGAGACGAATATAGAAATCCTCATCACTCTCTCCATTCTGCTTAAAACTAAGATTGTTCTCTTCGATAAAGTCAAGGATAATCCAAATGCTCTTTTTCCCGATGTTTCTAATCTTATCCAAATCAGACTTACCATGGAATTTGCGGAGTAAATCGCCTACGGTATATACGTCGCACCATCTGAACATATTCAGAATGCGAACAGGAAAGCCACAGTCGTTTACATCTTTACCAAGTATTAATGGTGGAAGTATTGTCCCACCGATAGGAGTATCGCCTTTTGCACGTCTGTATTCATCATAACTAGCTTGTGTTGCTTTTAGTTTCTTCTTTAAACCATCAATCACGATTCTCAAATCTTGATTTGTAGCAATCTCGGCAATGGCGGCATCCTCGTTGTACGTCAGCTTATTGCACGTCTTCTCTACAATCTGTCTGATTCTAGTTGCTGATACGCCATACTTGATTGATAACTCATCATACGTCATTCCGTTAATGATGTCCTTTAGCAACTTAGATTCACGATAGCTGAGTTTTGGAGTGATGTCAAGATACGACATAGCATTTATTACGCCCAAAAGCATACCAACAGCGTTGGCAGCCAGTCTGCCGTTTGCGGTTGCTCTGTTTCTCAACTCGGTAAGTTCAACGTTTATTGCACGCTTGTGCGCTTCAACTTCTTTGAGCTTATCATCTATCATCTTTTCGTTGACTGCAAGCATCTTGTACTTCTGGGCGTATTTCTCAACGTCCTCGCTGTTTACATACAAGATACCATGTTCGCCTACACAACTGCCAATGAGACCTTGCTCGATGTAGTTACTAATAGTCTGTCTAGATAAACCAAGTATCTCGGCAGCTTTATTTTGTGTGATTCTAGCCATATTACCAACTCTTTTATTATTTCAGATTTGAATCTGCTAATCTCAGCTCTAACTGCTGTATAATGTTGTCGATTGTCTTTCCCTTATAGTCAATGGCAATCTCCTTCAATGTTGCAATCTGAGCCATAATATTAATTTTATCCCCTGCTGTCATCATATTCAATATTATTAATTAAGATGCGGTGCTTGCAAAGTTGTAGTGTACAACATAAACATAACCGCCATACATTTTTCCGTAAGTAACCTCTATGAAGTCAAAGATAATATCTCCACAATCCTTGTATGGAATCAAAGGTTCAGTAGGGAATGCTTTATATTTCGTATAATAACTACTTACTTCTTGTGAAAGCAACTGCTTAAAAATATCCACTTCTCCATACTTTGTGAATACACCTTTGAACTCGTTTTCATTGTCTATAGCAACAACTACTCCAAGTTCTTTCTTGATACGTACACCCTCATATTCGTTGCGAACGCCGTTAAATATTGTTGATGTAGTAAGAATCCCTTTAATCTCTTCCATATATCAATTTCTTAAAATGTGAACACTAACAGCCTTGTTTACTGCATTTGGCTGTGATTCGTTAAAACTCTTGATAAAGTTACGTTCCATTTCCTCTGGAAACATAGCTTTTTTCGGTTTCGGCATAGATAGTGTGCCTACTACTTTATCCCCCCCCTGTAAACGTTATTACGCACTTACGAGTGATTCTTTCTTCTCTAAACATATTATTCTGTTTTATATTTAATTATTTAACGTTCAAACTAATTGCAAGTACTTCTCAGAATATTTCTTTCTAAGATACTCTAATACGTGGTTATATGATTTAAGAAAACCATCATTAATAAGCATAGCTACTTGTCTCTCCATATTAAACAATTCGTATTGTTTAACTTCTTATCCTTGTTTGTTTCTCATTTCGTGTTCATGCTTTCCGAACACAACGCAATTTATTGCTTTTGCTATTTTGCACATAGCTGCTGGCATAAACTTCTTACTAACAATTTTACTGATAGCAGAACCAAGTTCTTTGTACGCATCACCTGCATCATTTCTATATTTCAACATTTGGTCGTACACAAACTTTATAACTTGAACCTCAAATCTTGGATTGAGCCACATTGCAAATTTAACAAAGAGAATAGGGTGCATCCAAGTACCTCCACCTCTATCAGACCTTGCTTTCGATTTTACATACACAGAATTTTGGGTATGTAGATTTTCTTCCTCCATCAAAGCATTGATGAACTCCTTGATTCCTTTGTTATTGAAGAAATCATCAAGGTCTTTCTTCACATACCCAACTTTTTGGGTATCATCATTATGCTCAACAAACTCATTCCATTGTTTGAGCAAGTTTGTAGCATTGAACATACTATCTTTTGTTCTTTGCTCGACCAAAAAATTACCCATTGGTCTCTTCATTACTTGATTTGTAATCATCTTCCCTATATTTAATGATTTATAATTAATATTGTTCCTTATAAAAAGGTTATATGAAACAGGCAATAGACCTCTGAGAGAGTGGTTCTCCCCCTTACCCCCATCATTCATTGAAACGATGAGAGTTTGGAAGGAATATTCCACTCGAAGTTACATGAACCCAGTATAATGAGCCCCTTCGGTCGGGTCAGTTGCCAAATCGTACAGCACTTAACCTAAGCAGCTTTCGGGGTACGCCCCGCCCTGCCCGCCTTCTGCCTTCAGTTCCTGCGGTGTCACCATGCACCTCTTGTGACGTGGGTTTTAAGTCTGTGTAGCCGAGTGTATTTAGCCGACAAGCCACCAAGACTACTTGCTTACTCTCGAAAAAGAATAGGGAAAGTGAAAACCCTATCCTTTGTTCGTGTTGCGCTCCGAACTCTGGATAGGGTTTCGTATAGGGAAGTGAATAATCACTCAAATATACTTATATGTCCGCTGTTTAGTGCGCAACTACTAACAAGCACTGCAAAAGTACGCAATTCCTTGCGAACCACCAAATTAGCTGATTTTTCATTAACTCGCTTTATTGTGGATAAATATGGATAACCTATATTTAATATGCTTTACGGGGATTTACGACTTTAACCTTTCTAAGTTTAATTAACACAAAAAATGCCCTGCACCACAAAAAAAATGATGATGCAGGGCGATATGATAGGTATAAAAGAAATGCGAAAGTAAAGCCCCACCATTGAGCACCAACGGCAGGGCTGAGATAGATATATATGAGTTCCAAAGAATAATTGCTTTGCAAAGATAGGCAAAATATCTGAGAACTCAAAGAGATAGTGAAAATTTCTTCTGTAAGCGGTTAAAATAGTTTTAGTGCAGTGTATTAAAATCTGTATTCAATATTTCCGTTATTGCGAATCGTCTTACCATCATACCAAAAGATATATAAGCATCCAAAATCATCTTCTGTCAAATGAGAATAAAGAAATTTAGTTGTATTATGATACATTCTTTGAATGCAATACATTCCATGTTCTTTTGATATTCCATTTGTACGATGATAATTGTAGTATATTGCTGAATTACTGCTTGTGATATTGATTCTCCATTGAGACCAAGTATTCCAAGATGTACCACCAAACCATCCGTCTTGCGTCCAAACATCACCTGCAAATGATGCAGTCGTTTCGTTTGTTCGTTTCATGTGCAGAGTTTTAGAACAGTATGCAGTAGAATTTACTCCATCACGCAATGAACATTTTAAAGTAATACCATCTTTTGTTTCTGTGATAGCAAACTCATCCGTCATTCCTGTGTATTCATTTGGAACATATATAGTGTTTTCTTTAAGATAACCGATTCCGTTCCCCATATAATGAGTTCCACAATAATACTTAATCATACCATTAGACGATATAGCAATAAAAATTGTGTCGTTACTATCATCTTCCCATACTCCATCGTAGTCTGCCAATGTCCTTTGTATATCTTCGGGGATATTGTCTTCTCGGCTATCACTACTGCAAGCCACCATAGAGAAAGCTGCAATCATAATTGCCATAAACATTAAAACCTTTTTCATTTATAGTGACTTAACCGTGGTGTCGAGGGCTTAATTTTTGTTATGGGTATTGTATGGCTAGAAATGCCAATGTTGGAGTAAGACTTGCGTATCAGATGAAACCGTCATTTTTGCGAAATCTGGTATCGTGTTACAGATTCCATTTAATTCCGCTTTCTGCATCAATTCCTGCGCATCCTCTTTTGTATCAAACAAAGCTGCATCAGTTCTTGATGAAACATAATGCAAATCACTACCTAAGAATGCAACAATCATGTGTCTGCTATTATAGATAGTTACGTAATACACCTTTCTTCTATCTACTATTTTTCCTGTAGAGTCTTGTAATTTCATATATAATGCCTTATCCGTGTTGGCGAGGGCTGAATATTTATATTATTTTCAAAAGATAACGCAATATGCGTCATTATATTGTGTGTAAGGCAGAAATTTTAATCTTTATTTCTGCCCATGGCGCAATCGAACAATGTGCCGATTAGCCAAATTGCTATTAAGAATGCCATAACTTAAACCTCCTCTGTATTGTTGTTGCTATTCAGTTCCTTGTAATACTGCTGAATCTCCTCATCAGTCATACCCTTTTCTCGCATTACACGATAGTTGGCAGAACCACGTCTGAAATAAACCTGACTGCCATAGACTGAGCGAAGATTGTAATACGCACTTCTTACTAGTTCTTTGGTTAACACCTTGCCAGTTGAGGAATAAACACCCATCTGCTGTAACATCATAGCTGCATCGGCAAAGTTAGGTGTGGTTAATTCAGTGAAGTCTTTGGTACACTTCTTAACCACATTCCATATAGCTTTGTTGCAAGGTTTCTCAGCAGCCTCTTTCTTGCGCTTTTCCGATGCCGCCTTCTGTGCATTTGATAAGTCGCACTTTCTAGGTCTGCCTAATTTCTTAACGACCTTACCAGACTTTGAGATAAATTCTCCGTCTTGTGCCAACTTCTGCTTGCGTACTTCCAATGCGCTCTGTGTTCGTTCCTGTATGAGTTCACGTTCCATCTGTGCCGAAAACGAAAAAGCGAATAACAACATTTCGTCAATCGCTTTCAGATGGCTGCAATCAAGGTCAATGCCCATCTGAACGATAACCAATCGCACACCACGTGGTTTCAACTCATCATTCACAAACTTGTTGATGTCGCTCATGGAACGACCGATACGGCTGACTTCAGACACGATAAGTATATCACCCTTATCAAGCATCGGCAATACTACCTTACCAAGGTTTCTATCCTTATAAGATACCTTACCCGATACTCCTTCCTCCTTCACTTCGTGAGTAGCTTTCAGATTGTGACAATTCAACCATTCGTTGATTGTTCTTTCTTGCTGCTCCAATGTCTGCTTTTCAGTAGAGACACGACTGTATATTATTACTTTCTGCTTTGGCTCATCATCATCGGTCATGTTTGCCTTTGCGTTGCAGCTTTTGTCTGAACGGCAAAGGTAGTGACCTTCTGCCATCATGCAGTAAGGGCAATCCTTACAGCCGATGTTCACGATGTCGTATTTTACAGATGCGCCACCTTCATTCTTGATTTCTGTTGTCTTCATTTCTCCTATCTCCTATCCTATCTCTTATTACTATAAACGTTACTTTCTGCTATTTATTATCCACGATAACAGAATGATACATGAAAATCTCTACTTTTACGCTCTTGGTCATTCTCAATCACTCCAAACATATAAGTATCAATTACGTAATCTACATCATTGTTCTTATCATGTTCAATTCTCTTCACCCATTCCTCAACAACATCAGGACACCAAGCATCGCCAAGGAATCTAACCAACAATTTGTTATCGGTTTCCTGTCGTACCAATATTGGCTCGTTGCCGACAAATCCAACCTTTTCTGTATTATCTTTGTTCCAAGAATAATGTCCATCATTGAACAAATCTTCTAACAACTCGTCAATGCCAAGGTCTTTTTCGTTGATAGGGCAATGAGCCGCCTTATCAATACCATCGTCTGCCCACTGTTCCAATGCTATATGAATATCTTCAGGAACTCGGATAATGTCGCTTGTGTTTTCTCCCCACCATTCCTTCTGATAAACAAAGAAACGACCAATATTACCATTTGGGCATAACTTTGCACGGATAGACTTGAATATATCCTCAGTCTTCTTGATGTAGAAACGTCTAGTAGATGGATTTCTATAGTTAGTCAGATACACCCAGCATCTAGTTTCTTGCTTTGAAATATCGCCAAGAATGTTTCTAAAACTACAACTATCACTACCAAAGTTACCTTTGAGGATAGTTCTCTTCAATACTCGCTTCTCTTCTTTTGTAAGTTTGGATAAGCAGTCTTCAATCTCTTTAGTCCACATGATATAACCTCCTATAATTAGTTTTTACGTTCAATTGTCTCAATGTACTGAATAGAGCCACAATCAATGTATTTGTGTGTGAGTACAACTGTACTGCTGCATCCAATAGTAAGTGTTCTATCCTTTGCGTTGCAGTGGAAGAAGGTATCATCATTACCGAAATCAAAACCTATCTTCGTACCACCAACCAAATTGATAGTTCCTCTAAATCCGTGGTCTTTGGCATCACCCAATACCGCTTTTACATAACCTGTATTCATGTTCTTGTCTCCTATAATTAATTGTCAAACACCTTCTCTAATAATGATTTATTACTTTAATTCTTGTTCTACAATATCGAAATTATCCCACGTCTCACCTTCGTTGTCTGAGATATGATAGAATGAGCCTGATACGCTGATTTGGAAATCATCACAATCCAATGAATGCTTATAGCTTTCCAATGTGTTCAGACTTTTGTCTTCCATCGCTTTTCTAGCCTTGTCTATGGTTGAGAATACTTCTGCATCAACCTCAACTGCTTCACCCAATCCATGTTGGTATGAAGTGATAACTACATATACTTTCATAGCTTAACCCTCTACTTTAATAATTCCACGTCTTACCAAAGCTTTCACGAAATCATCTAGCGATAATTTTCTAGAATAGCATTCGCCACCGCATATTCCGTAATTCCAATTGATTATGAGGTTTTCTTCTGTATGGTATCTAGCAATGCTATTGTGCTTACCTGCAAAATCCTCATAGTGCCAAACTAAAGCAACTTCTATCGTTCCACGTTTCTTTGGGTGAATAAGAAAGCTACTACGAAATCGGTCACTCTCAAACTCGCATCCATAACTCTTCAAGAAACTCAGCTTTTCAAGTGTATCTTTCTTCCACTTTCTAGCCTTTTCATACTCTTCTTTCTGTGCTCGCTTGATAACGTCTTCATCAATAGCATTCTTCTTTGATTCTGCTATCATCAACATTTCCAATTCGTTCATATCTTTACCCTTTCTGTTATTAAATTACACCGATAATATTAATCGGTTCTTCAATACTCGCTACCAATGCAGCATTATTATTCTCTGTAGTAAGGTTATCAACATCTAAGTAAATAACCTCTGGTAATGAAGTCTGTTTCATATTGATTAATGTTTGAAATTTGTTTCGATAAACATTATTTGATGAATATCCAAGACGATAGTATCTTTAAGAAATGAGTCGTTAATTATAAGTAGCTCATTCGTTCCGTCTACTCTATACTTGCAATTATTGAAGTCTATATGAAAACGGACATCAGGGATTGCAATATGAATTACCTTACTTTCTGCTTTGGCTACCTTGATAGCCTTTCTTAATTGATTTACGTTCATTTTACGATGTATTAAAGTTTGTATATGTTATTAATTCACTCATTCTTTTGCTCCGTGGAGGTGGCAAAGGTAGTGTGTGTACTACTTTGCCAACACCACATAAGCAATCGCCTACAGCTGTAGGAAACGGCTTGTTTGCTGCAATATCCAACCGCATATTGTCCGGTGGAATATCCAAGCATGAAGGAACACCGATAGAGATAGCCACAACCTTTGCGGTTGATACTATTTCTTTGCGCTCTGAGACGTTTTCATTTGCCAATGGTGTAATTGTCCGCTCGGTGCATTTCTCGCTCGCTTGATGCTCGTTTGGCACGCTATCCAATGTATCATCAGATACTGTAATCTCTTCCTTGCTTGATACCAATGATTTCTTTTGCTGCTCCTTAAATAGCTTTTCCAATTTTACACCATCCTTAAAGAAGAAAGCGCATCCACGATAGGAATTACTCTTTGTTCGCTTTTCATCGGGCATAAACTCTTTGCAGAATCCCGACAATGTAAACAGTTCTCCACAGAATATAATCTTATTGTTTCCTGCTGCAATAACCTCTGTGCCATCAATGAAGGTTAATTTATCGCCTACATTTACACCGATAGCATCAAAGCTAAACTTATTGCTAGGCTTATCCAATGATACTACCTTTGCAGGTTTATTCGTTTGCTCTGTTTTATCCTCTGTAGCGCACTCTTTTTCCTCAGTTGTAACATTATCCACCTTTGCAGGGATAACGTCTTCTGAAGGCTCATTTGTGCGCTCATTTGCACGCTCTTCCAATACGTCTATATCAAATGGTACGTATCTAGTATCTACTGAATAGCCTCTATCCTCATATACGGCTGGCATAAGCAAATAGATGTTACCAAGACTATTTGTTGCAACTGCTGCATGAGAAGAAGACATACCGAGATATAAGGTATCAACACTATCGAAAGCAACAATAGACTTAATCATAAATGATACATCATCAATGGTATGCTGCAATTTGTTTTCGATAGCCAATTCACGCTTGCAATCATCATAAGATAAGGTAATCTTACTTTCTCCAGATAAGCCGTGCAAACTAATAGTATTTGCACCATCTTTCTTTGCAACCTTACAGAATTTCTTTATCTCATTCCAAGCGTTTTTATCAAAGTGCAAAGCGAGTTCATTTGATACCTTTGGAAAAACACTCTTCCAATTTGGGTATCTGCCAATGTAGCCGATATTAGAAGTAATACCCTCAAACTCTAATTTGTTGCATTCCTTACCATTTACACTTTCCTTTGTGGCTGTAACATTATAGATTTCTCCTTTCTTCATTTTCTTGCACATCAAAACAAATTTCTTTGGGCTGATATAGAAGTTTGATAAATCTCCCGAATGTTCCAATACCTTTGTAGGAAAAGAAAGTAATTTGTGCCCATCGCTTGCAACCAAACAATTGTTAGCTGCATCCAATATGATATAGTTCATAACAGGGCGCAACTCATCATCGGTAATAAATTTGCAAAGCTCGCTCATTCCTTTGCTTACTTCAAAGGTAGCCTTTCCCAATAATTCGCCCGATTCTTCAAATACAAATTGTTTTGCATTTCTGCCAACACTCGCTAGCTTTTCAAAGACTGAAACAAAATAGAAGATATTCTTCAAAGGAAAACTGCAAGTATATGTACCAACACTAACAGTTATTTTTTCGTCTTCATTTTGCTCATTGCTAAAATTGAACTCCTTATTTAACATATTAGCAATCTCGCTTGCAGTATATGAGTCGTAATCGGCTACCTTTGCCATTTTCTCCCATACTGCAAAGGCTATCTCATACAACTTGTTTAAGATAACCAAATTCATTTCTTTGTCACTCATATTAGTTACTATTAAATATACATATCCAATTCCTTTTCCAATTCTTCTTTGTTGCAATCAGTAAACCAACTGCAAATGGTATCAATTGCCCACATATAGGAATTTGCTCCATCATCAAACAATATCCAAAACATTTCAGCGTATTTACTGAAATTACGATTAATATTGTGCTCTTTGTACCATTTAATGGTACGTTCATATTCGGCTACCAATTCATTTTTGGTAAGCATTCTTATTTCTTTGTCACTCATATATCCAATTGTTTAAAAGTTACACTTCATAAAATTGCCCATAGTATTTTCCCCAAGCTACCAAAGACAAGCGCACACTACCATTTTTAATTGGTGATACGCTTATCTTTTCACGCTTGATACGTTTCAGACGTTTATCAAACTTGCAATAAAAGCGAATAAATCTATCTTTTAACTCGCTTTCTTTTTGCTCGCTTATATGTTCCAAGTGAAGGCTATTATATTCAGCCTCCAACCAACTCTTTATATTTTCTACATTTGCATTTTCTATCATATCCACTTTATTTAAAATCTAAATTTCTTCAATAATCAATATTCCAGATACTTTGCCTGAGTTCATAAACTCATTAAAACTATCCAATATACGCTTATCATTAGTTACATTTTCTCCAATAACCAAAGGGCTATTAGTTATTGTTTCTCCAACTGAAAACAGACTATCAATTGCTATTTTCTTGTTTAATGCTTTCAAGTCCTTTTTTGAACTGATAAATAAACGATGCTTTTTCATTTTCTTTTCTCCTATCTTTATTTGTGCCGTGCCAAATCTCGCTTTTGGAGGTAGTCTCTAACTACTCACGGCTATAGTAACTTTTAAGCAATATATTCAATTAATTTCTTTTTGTAATATGATGTAAAAGCACCATCCAAATACTTTTTGTCTTTTGTGTCTATATACTTTAATATCCGTTTTGCCTCATCCCTGTAAATGCTATCTTTGTGCGGATGATGGTAGTCTATAATATCACTTATTAAAGATGTTATTCGAAAATCTCCAACACTCTCTGTATATTTTCCATATCCATAAGGGTATTTGTGGCAACTATCCAAATATCTTATAATAACAAATTTCTTCAAAGCTATCTTATTCATATCTTTCTATTTTTAGCCGTTTATTTACTTTATATAGCCCTATATTTTCCCACTTGATAAAGTGTACCAAAGGGAAAATATAAGGGCACACACCCTATATTATTTAACCCTCAAATTTGGAGATAGTACTAGTTATTTCGCTAACAACTTGCAGCAGACTATCCAAATATAAGGTATCATAAACCAAAGTATTTTTGAATGTAAAATGCAGTTCAAATTCTTCATCATCGTGCCAAACATCGAAATGTATTAAGCCTTTGTCACACTCGCAAAAGTTATTATCATATTCATGCACGCCATTATAGGTTATTTCTTCGCTAACTACATTTGCAGTAATACCCAAAGCACGAAGTATTATAGCTAATTTCTTTAAATTTTTCATATTGCTAATTATTTAATGTTACTTATTTTGTGGTGCAAACTGAATCGAACAGTCTAGAGATACCGGCTATCTTTGCACCTATCCAATATGTTTTATGATATTGTCTTTTTGCCGTAATATCGCAAATTAAGCATTTCCTTTTGGCTAGTAAGTTTGCAGCCACACAATTTGTTATTTGTGCTGTAGTCTGCACCAAGCGCACGCAAACGGCTGCTAGTTGTAGCCGTATTAAAACCACCATCGGAAAAATACACCTTGCCACGTACTTTTGCATATATATATGTATCATACAAGCGTACAAATACATTTGCACCCTTAACAATTACTTCTGTATTACTTTCTCTGTAGTTAACTTTATTATTTATAGCGTTAACCATTCTTTGCTCTATCTTTCTCATTTTATTTGCGTTTTAAAAGGTTATTTACTCTTTTACGTATTTGTTCCAATTGCGCCCTACAATAATGCCTAATACGTAACTAATGATGCTAAAAACGAAAGGTATTGTTATATCCATATCCAAATTAATCTTTAATGTTACCAATTTCCAGAGTTAATGATGTAGTATCTAAAGATGTTAGCCTATCGACCTTTGCAGTAACTTTCAATACTACCATATTACTAGAATTTTCAAGCACACAGAAAGAGTTTATAAATCCTTTGTGTACCATTTGAGTATGCTTTTCAAGAAGGCTACCTAAGCTAATATTTGCTTTTTTAGCCTCAACTTCAAAAGTGAATGCATCATTAAAGAACATTATATGGCGATAATTCGTACTTATCCATTTTGTATTTGTGTTCATATTCTTATATTATTTGTACCTTTGCACCCACATAAGCGAGTGCAAAGGTTATTGTTATTACTTGTTTACTATCTCATTAATTTTGTTTGCCGTATCAATCAAAGAATAAGATTGCCCAACAAAACCGCCTCCGTACCAATTGGCACGATAAACGGAAAAGCCCAAATCATTTGCACGCTTTTTGGCAATTGCGTACAATTGATTTTGGCTCAAATTGTCGTTTCTCATTTCTTCGTCAGTAGTAAAAGCGAGAAAATGCACTACATATCGGGGATTTCCGAATATATCATTATTCACACGGCAAAAACCAATACCATTCACCACTTTATAACTATTTCTATAGCTTTCAATTTCTTTATTTGTCATATATAGCCCTCCAATTAGTTTAAGTTCAAATTATCCTTTGCAGTATTAATAATAGTACAAGCGAGATAAGCACAAGCCTGCTTTCTCTCTTTTTGAGTTGGCATTTCTCCATCATGTTTAAAATGATACTTTGCAGACTTGAAAACTAAATCTTTCAAAGTATCATTATTCATTAATCTAACTACACTAACAAATTTGTTAGCTTTCAGATATTCCTCAATAACCTTTGTTATTTCACACTTAATATCGTAAAATTCACGTGTATTGTTTACGTACAATACCATTCTTTGTGCGTTCAAAGACAATTTTTCAAAAACTACCATAAGATAAATATTTAAAAGTTACTAATTAATTTTGCTAATTCGGGAAAAACTAATAACTTTGCAACCGCTTAGAAGTAATCATAAGTTATTAGTTTTTCTTTTAACTTGATTCGCCCACTACTTTTTTAAGGTAGTGGGTTTTTCGTTTTAGTAATAACACTCTTCTGTTTTTGTTGCTTTCTTGATATTCCACAATTTTAATTGGGTATCAAATTCAAGAGTGAACAATGCAACAAAATCGCCATCTTCTAGAAATGTGCGAAACATACTACCTAATGAGTTATTTGTGCCAGACTTACGGATGCCAATTGTTAATGCGAATCCGTACTTTTTGCCGTTGCAGTTGGCAAACTCTTTCTTTATGGTATCAATATCTATCTTCATATCAGACTCAATAAATGAAGAGCCATATTGAACACTATAAACTGCTGCAAGTCCTTTTAAAACCTTTGCAACATCTGAAAATTTGCTTGTCGTAATCATATTGCTTTATTTTTTAGTTACTAATTTGTGGCTATCAATTAACCCGCCTAATTGCCAACGGCTGAGGTTTTCGCCTACATATAACAGTTGCTTATTATTTGTATTTGGTTTTCATTTATCATCTAATTTATTTCTGTACTCTAACTTTTCCTTACTCACTTTAAGATGTTTCAACGCTGGGAATAATAAGTAATAATGTAGCTACCTTCCGTATAATAGCCAAACCTTTTTGAATTGTTACTACTGCAATTAGCATGCAGCCGCTTTTCCGTTTTTTAACCTTGACGGAAAACAACAAACCTAATAATCGATACACTATATAGTATCATCAACATATCATTCGATACGCTTTGTTAGCCTTTATCCGTATATCCTATATTTTGATATTGCTATCATCTTATATCTAATATGTTGTATTACACGTAATACATATATGATAAGAGTCAAGCGCACAAATATATAAGATAGATTTTATTACGCTAAATGTAAATAAGCCAAAGAACACACAATATAGATATAACAGGATTTCTCTGCTTAGAAGTAATCTCGTTGTTTCTTGATTGCGATGCAAAGGTACGACAATTTCCCGTATCTGCAAAACTTTTAGGCAAAAAATTGCGCTTTTTCTCGCTTTTTTCTTAAAAATAATTGCTTTTTCCGAATTTCTTACATAAAATGCTATCTCCACTTTGCAATATGATGGGTTAAATCGGGTTTATTGTGTGCTTTTATCTGTTTTCCCTATCTTTGCACCTTTGCAGCCTCATAAAACCACCTTTGCAGCCGTTTTTTATATATGTAGTGTGTGCGCGTACCTTATATATAGGGAAAACATCTAAAACGCTTTTATTTGGTGTTTATAGGCTTTTTATCGCTTGATAGATAGAAAGTACTTTCTTTCATGTTTGCGTATCTTTGCAGCCGTTTTCTGTTCTATAATGTATGTTAGTACTATCTTTCGTTTTTTGGTACGTTTGCAGCCGTCTTTTTCTGTTTCCGTTTTCACTCGCTTTTTGTTCCACGAAAATGTATGTGAAACATTATGCAAATTTTTGTATGTTTATGCAAAGTAAAAATGTATGTTTATGCAAAGTAAAAATGTATGTTTATGCAATGTATTATGGTAAATAGAAAACTTTGCGGAAATTCCAAGTTTTCAGTACCTTTGCAGAAACGTTCTATCTTTTTACTTTTTGTTTCTTTGCTTTTTCTCTTATTTTGGATAATTTACAGAAAGCAGAAACAGAAACGAAAAAGCCGCTTTTTGTGGTGTTTTTGCCCGAAAACGTCCGTTTTTGTCGCAAATAAAACGCTGATTTTCAGTGATTTATGCCTATATAGGATGATTTGCACCCCACCCCCCCGTTTTTGGCACTCGCAGGGTTGGTCAGCTCTCGTCCGAAATTTTTTTATTTTTTATTTTTTATTTTTTGTAAAATACTCCGATTTTTCAAATTCCGCTTTTCTACCGAATTTTGAGCATTTTCTAGAACATCATATCTACTTTTGATTTTACATAAGTTTTCGAGATATTCATTTTCGCTTATTTTCGTGCGTTATGGAGCGTTTTATGTAGCTTTGCGGTATAGTTTATCGCCATCGTATTTTGAACGTCTTAGAATACAATTTTCGAGTTATTTTCGTTTTTGCGGAAAAGTAAGGTTGTTCTCTGATTTAATGTTCGTTTTTGCTATATTCGGATTGCAGTTTTGTGTGATATTGATATGGGGTTGATGCGAAGCCTTCTTCTTGGGGGATGAGTATATAGTTTACTATATACAGGGGGTTGACATCCCCCATTACGGCTGCGCGCGAGGGTACAATTACTTATTTACGTGTTATTATTATATGGGAAAGAGTTCAAATGTTAAATTTTCAATATGAAAAATCTGATTTATGCGGATAACATATATTTAATTGGGGATATGGGGAAAATGGCACAAATTTGAAATTTGTTAAACTATGTAAAGTTCATTTTTGGCTTGATTTTTTGGCGTATATTTGCAGCATAAATGTTTGATTTACGAATTACCGACTTTGGAATATGGCAGAAAAGAAATTCTACATACAGCGTTACTTGAAGTCCGAGCAGGGAGCTTGGAAGGCAGACGGATTGCGTAAGAGTCTGGAGGATGATTTTGGCGGCGGTTCTGTCCGCTACAAGTCATTGGATGGATTGAACTCCAAGGGAAAGCAGAAGGGTGTATATACCGAGAGCTATCCTGAGAATGACGCGTTGAGAGTGTTCGTTGACCCGAATGCTAGGCATGAGAGCACCAACGCTACGTTGTCAGTTTGCGTGTTCGGGTATGATGTTGACGGAACAACCGAGCTTTCCGTTACTGAGCAGATAAAAGCTGCCGAGAAAGCATGGGATAGTCTGTATGCTTACTTGGAGGGTGCGCTTATCTTGTGGTATGACGATTACAGACAGAAGAAAGCGTTGTTCTTGGTACAGGATGCTACAGAGCCATCAACGGACAACATCAAGAACATTCCGTATCTGCTCTGTTCTGTCAAGTTGGTAAACGTCTTCGGTCAGTCGTTTGATGGTGACAGTACCACGATTGAAGATTGGTTGAAGAATGGCGGAAAATAGAAACAACAGCATCCACTAGGCGGTAGGACGTGTCTCTTAGATACAAGTCTAGGCAAACAGAAGGTTCGAGTTCCTTCTACGGTCGGTGGATGCTTTAAAATATATGCGAATTATGAACAAATACAAGACATCAATTTAGGTCAAGGGCGAAAACATCAAGGCATTGTTCGACTGCCCTATCGTTACAGACATCAAGAAAGCAACCGATGCGGTCGATGATGGTTTGGACGTTACCGATATGCTTTATAGCGTTACTGCCGTTAATATGGCAGGTGCTCATAAGCAGGTGAAACGCGGTTCTGTATTGGCGCAAGACGTTTGCGGTCATTGGGAGATTATGACTGCCGATGAATGGGAGTTGAGGAAAGACGATACCATTAGCGATGGTTCATCCGAGGGGTTGTAATCATTTAAAAGTTGAGAATATATGCGAATAAAGGAAGAATCACTTGACAGGGCGTTGGAAGCGGCATCGTTGCAGACGAAGGGATTGCCGAAACGCTACACGGATGGTAAAGACCCATTCTGGATAATGGCAGTTGTGCTTGTTCAGAAGCGCAATTTGGAGGAATGCTACTGTATTTATCAGCAGAATGCGGACAAATACATGAAGCTTTTGCAAGACTTCGGCACACCGAGTCCTATCATGTCTATCAAGAGCATTCATCCTTATATGTATCTTGATGAGGCTCAGTTTTTGCCGAGCGGATGCATCGAAGCAAAGAAGAACTTTCTGAAAAACGAGCTTGGAGAAGACCCTATGGCTTATGAGGTCGATGAAATGACAGAATCGGACGTTAATCACGCGTTATTGGAGATTGCCATTGATAAACAGATGAGAGCTGATGAGGAAAACAAGAAAATCAACGTACTCAATGAAGGAAGCGATTTGGATGGAACGAGATTTGAGGACATTGAACGTCAGAAGTTCGAGTTTGAGTTAGCTGAAATGAGGAAAGATGGATGCTCTAAGAAGGAAATAAAAGAGTTCATTGACGAGTATAATGCCAGTCATAAGCAGAAAGTTGACGATGAGCCATACATTTCAGAGGAAGACCGCATTCATCAGGAAATGGAATCAAAGGACGTTGAGAAAACTCCCGAATGCAGTATTGAAGGTGAGTTTGATGCACCTGAGATAGACTATGATAAGCTTCATGAGGAATCAGAGGCGTTCAAGAAAGAACAGTTAAAAGTTGCCAAGCGCAAGTGGAAGCGCGCCTATGATGCCGATTCAGAGAAGCGTGACGGAAGAGAGTTCGAGAACGAATTTGGCGAAGATGAGGAATGTGAGACGTTGCAGTTACCGAATAAAGAAGCCGTTCCTGTAAAGCGAAAACCAGGCAGACCAAAGAAATCGTCATTGGATTACACTGCTAGCAAGCGCGACACGACAAAGAAACGCGGTCGCAAACCATCATCAACTAAAAAGTAACAGATTATGACTAAATCAGAGCTTTTGAATAACGTGTTCTTTGAGAATGCAAAAGGTGATTTACCTATCATATATATAACATCAGATGATGATGTTGTAAAAATCGGTGGCATTATCAATGCACCTATGGTTGGCAGAATTTATTTTAGTGAGGTCAAGAAAGCCATCACAAAGGATGATTTGCTTGCCAACAAAGAGTTCATTTGCGCAAGTGATGATTCTGAAATTCTTATTGATTTCGGTGGCTACAGACGTGAGACACTTGGTTGCTATATCGCGATTGATGATAGTTGCATTAATATTATTGAGCTATGAGGAATAACCATCACAATCCTAATAAAGTGCCGCCGTTCAAACCAGACCCAGAACATTGGACTAAGAAGGTTCATTCATGGAAGGCGAAGGTCGCATACGAGACTGGGGATGATGCTTGGGAGTTTCTGAATCAGAATCCGAAGTTACGGGCACAAGGTATGGCGGTGTATCGGTGTAGGATATGCAACAAATATCATATAGGGCACAAGAACAACAAATAAAAAATATAAATAGCAATGATAGTAATAAAAATCAAAACATGGAAAGACTGGAAGAAGGACTTTCTTGATTGGGTGCAAGCACCTCGACGCAGTACTTGCAAGGATTATGTAGATTATATGGAGGCTTTGCAAAATCGTGTTCTCTACAAAATAATAGCCGATACTTGCGATAAATACGACAATATGCGTGAGAGGCAAATCCAAGACATCACAGAAGCAGTCGAAAAATGCGTGGCTGAGTGTGCTAAAGAAGCACGCAAGTTAATCGATGAATGCCAGCCAGCAAAATTCTTCTAGGGATGTACTCTCATTACAAATAACACAAGCTCTACACATAACAAGCGCAGTCCGCGTTATTTTAAAACATAAATAGTTGAGAATATGAAAAAGTTTTTATTAGTTGCATTAATTGCAGTGGTGTCTCTATTGGCATCATGTAGCAGAAATCTGAGATTTCAAGAAGACAATCGTGAGTTGTATGACACTATTACGGTGTACTCTGTTGACAAAATCGTAGAAACGTCTGGGAGTAAAGACAGAATCAGTACAGAGACTTATTATCTTGTTGCTACAGACAAGGGAGCGTATCGTATAGATTTGTACGGAATATGGGGTAATCCTCAACTTGTTGGAGTTATAAAACAGAATAGAACATATATTGTTGAAACAAAATGGTTCGATGCTCCAATTCTTAAGGAATACAAACGTATAACTAAACTGATTCGTGAATTATGAAGAAGAAAGGATATTACGAATACGAAAACGGAATTCACCATTTGAAACTTTGGGTACACATCGGAAAAGACTTGAAAGAGCTGATAGATTCCTGTTTTGACAAATGCAAGGCTCCCGATATTGATTACGGCGGCGTTACGTATTACGGCGGCGTTACGTATTCCGATGCTGTCAGAAAGAGCGACAGAAGGCGCGGCGTTCTTGTATCGTTTCCGTGCCAGGTTATGTCGATGAACTATTGCTGCCATGCCATAGAGGAATATACTGACTTGGAACACGGCGGCGAGCCTTCTGCCTACTTGATGGGTTGGATTGCGTCTTGCATCAACAAGGCTCGTTTGGGCATTGGAAATTTCGTTGAAATTAAAGATAAGGAGAAATAGATTATGGATAAAAATGAGAAATTGAAACTTGGGGACATCTTTCTCGCGCCAAAAGAGTTTTTCCTAAATAATTCCGTCGGAAATGTAAAACAGAAAATAGAGAGTTATGCGGAAGTTAGAAAAGATGGCAGGGTTATGTGCGCGGTTGCTGAGAATATAGATTCTGTTTTTCCCCATGAATCAGAATATACAATCGCTATAAAACAAAAACACTTTGCACTTCCTATTAGGGTTGGTGTCAGCAAGGACTATAACTTTGATTGTATTGAATTGCTTTCTAAAGAAGAGATGAAACTTGTTGGTGTGCTTTGGTTTTATTTTGGGGCTTAATATAGAAGGAATAGCTTATGAATTATGATGATACTTACATAGGAACTGTGTTTCTTGCACCTGCGTCATATCTTATCGAAGAACTCCAAGAACAAGAAAAGGAAGTTTTCAAAAACAGAGTCTTTCAATATGACAATCTGGTTTGCGGAATTGTCGATAAGATAGATTCTAAACGCGGTTATGTTTGGGTAACGTTCAAAGTTCCAGACAACAACTACGCCGATTCGGGAATAACTCTAGCAATAGACTTTAAAGCTAATTGGTGCAGGTTTTGTGTCGTTAAAGGTGGAAAGAGGTTCAGTTCCTATCAGTTTCTCTGTCTCAAAGAGCGTGATATTATAGACATAATTAAAAATAAAGATTATGATTAAGAAAGAAGATATTAAGGTTGGGTTGCGATTTTATATCACAAAAAATGATTGCTTAAAATGCAATTTTGACCCGATAGGTATTCAGAGGGGCAGAACCCCTATTCTGTTCAATGTCGAGAGAAAGGATGCTGATGTTTATATATGTACATCTGTTAGCACAGATTACAAATATGTCGCTCGTTTTCGCGAGGAGGATATTATGATGTTTGGTACAAAGTTCGATATAGTAACGAAAGGTGAAAGAGAAGCCGCAAACAAAAAGACGGAGCAAGTATCTCACCCATCCCATTACGCTTGGTTGAAGGATTTGTGCGGTGTTGAGCCTTTGGATATTTGCAGACATCTTGACTTCAATACAGGGAACGCTATCAAGTATCTCTTGCGCAAGGATAAGGTGGATGGCAACAAAACAAAGACCGAGAAGCGCATTGAGGACTTGCGTAAGGCGGTGTTTTATATCCAAGACGAAATAAAATTATTGGAGCATGGCACAGACTAAATACACTTGTAAGGATTGCGTATTGTTGAATGATGAAGATTCTGAGTTCCCATATTGCATGGGCAAAGACTTATATACATACGCAAATCCTGACGATGATGCTTGCGGAGACATTATTCCGCTAGTATATACTTGCAAGGATTGTTTCTTCTTCAAGGATGGGGTTTGCCATAATACCACGGAGAAGAGATACACATCGAAAGAAAATCCTTCATGTAGAAATTTCGAGTACAAAACGATTGTAGAACAAAAATAAATATATAGTTATGGCTAGAATTGCAAAAAAGAAGACTGTTGACAACAATGCAGGTTTGCTTAAAGTTGTTGACGGAATCAACAGAAAAGATGTTGAAAGCGTTACCGACTTCGGTCATTTCTTCATCGTAATTTTGAAGGATAGTGCTATTTTCCACACACACATTGGATTTGAAGCACGTTTTAAGCGTTGGGGCGGTGTTGATATGGAAGGACACGCGCTTACCACTACAACATTCGCGTGGCTTGAAAATCTTGTCGCGATGAAGAACGAAGTAAAGGGGAAAGAAAATAATATTTTCCCTGAGACAGATGTTACTTATCAGGATATGCTTGATAGTATGGTTATCATCACAGAAGCTAACATTACTCATCCAATTACAGCGTTCACTGATGCAGATGATGCTGCAAAGTTCGCAAAGAACAAGATGGATTACATCGGGCGTATGCATAAAGAGTTGGAAACTGTAATGAATACTCCAGTTTCCGAAGAGACAGAGGAAGACTTGAAGAAGAACTTTGAGCACGGTCAGCAAGCAATATTGGCAGAGCAAGCAGCCGAGGCTCTTAATCAAGGAAAGGAATAGCTTATGTATAATGAATGGTATATAGAACTGAAATACGGACTATTCCGAGATTACAGAATTGTAAGGATGTGTGATGCTAACGGAGTGAAGCGAGACGGTATCTTTATACCATTCATTCAGAACGGAATCAAATGGGATGGCGTAAAGGTTAAGTACCCTATTCAGTATCTAAAGCCGATTTGGGCTGCCGCCGATGGTTCTAGATTGCACAAGTTAGTTCCTATGGTTTCTGTGGATTTCAGGCAGAAGATGGAAGATGCAGGTGTATTGTCACCAGATGATAAATACCCTTGTGATACGGTAGGTTACGTTTATAAAGATAAAAATAAGATTTAACGGCTATGATATACTTAGGTAATGATACGATGGATAAGGTAGAACGGATGGTTTGCGAACAAGTGAACACGGCTATGAGTATTGAGGAGAATGAAGGAGTGAATACAGATGATTTGTATGTCGGCAATACTAACATTCCTTTTGCGAGAGCGGTAGCAAGGAACTTTGTTCTTGACGTTCTGCACAATCGCTATGGTTTTTCCTATGCCATTATCGCACAGCGCGCGGACATCAATGAGAAATCTGCTATGCGCTGTGTCCGCAAATGCCACGAGCTTGTCGGGTACGATAAAACCTATGCGTATGTGAACACTTTAATTAACGATAGATTGAGAGAATGGTATGGGGAATAGCAATGAATTGTTGACGTTGAAGCGCAATGCCCTAAGATTGGGATTGTGCGGAGAATATAAAGGGAAATGGGATTCTGCCGCGAGTAAGCGAGAATTGGTAAATATGGCTCTTGATTCTAACGGAATTGAGTTTATGGCTGATTCTATTGCTTTCGGATGGGGATTGTCAAAAGAGTACCTTTTGAAAGAGTTTGGTGAGTTTGCTAATGGATTCTACCAATGTAATGAACATGGATATACTAGCGAAATGTATATAGGTGCTCATGGAGTTATAAAGGCGCGCTCTACGATTATTCTTGTCGCGTACTGCAAGGATTTGGAGATTGAAGTTCCAGAGAATATGGCTACTCGCATTTACGTGTGCGGAAAGAGTGAAGTTCGCATCGAATGCAAAGGAAAATGTGACCTTATAGAGTACGGAGAGGATAATGATGTTAAAATCATTGGCTACGATGATGTAAATATGACGTTAGGGCACGTTTACACATCAGAGTGGAATAGTTGTAAGGACGAACAAAAATAACGTCTTACAGCTCATTTAAATAGCAAAGTTTGGTAAAAATATTTATATTATTTTCTAGTTTACAGAGTGTACGGCGGTACAACACAGACATAAAGTGTAATTTTACTTTTTATATTAGTTAAGGTTTAGTTAGATTTATGTTGATTAAAAAGGGCAAGTTCAGTTGTGAAACCGAGCTTGCCCTAATTTTATATATAGAACACAGAAAACTAATTCATAAATACCTTGATACCATTTCTTCCTTGCTTGTGACCGCCCTTTACACAGCTAGCCAAGGTGTCGCGAATATCAGTAAGTATTGTTGTCTGCAATCTCAACTCAATGAGTACAGGACTGCTTGATGTATCTTGTGTTATCGCGCTGATACTATTGCCGAGCTTTTCTAACAGAGTGTCGCGGATGATACGGACATCTGCTTGCTGAGTGGCTACATAATATCGTAGGCTGTTGAGTATTGACTCCAACGCCTGTGCGGTTGATTCTGTAACAGACTGAATACCTTGCTGCAAAGCAGATATATTTGAACTGCCAGTAGGTTTGACGTTGAGAACGTCCATCAAGTTCTTTGCATACTCATTGAATAATGCAAGGTTCTTGTCTTTCAGCTCCTTGATACCTTCGAGTTCTTTCTTGGTAACGTCAAGACCATTGTTTCCACCTTCGCTGCCCTCAGATACCGCTTTGTCGAATGCTTCAAGGATAGGCTGAATGTACTTTGATGTAGCTCTATTCATTAACTGCTTGGTGAGCATTGTATTGAAATACTCGTCAAACTTATTGTTGAGTGCTTCGAGTGCATCACTACCTTCATTGAAAGCATCTACCCACGCTTCCGAGAAAGCTTCAGCAGCAGATTTATAGTTAGACTGAGAACCGAAACCGCCAAGTGCTTCTGTCATAGACTCACCTAATTCTTTGATTGTAGTGTTCAAATCATCAATCTGCTGTTCCAATTCCTGAATCTTACTTTCATCAGGTTTCTTGCGACCGCGCTCTGCGTTAATCATTGCTTGGTACGCTTCCTGCTGCTTTTTAAGGGCATCGACCGATTTTTGGTTGTATTCGTAGAGCTTTTGCGTATCAAAGGCATCGTCCATACTCTTTTTAAGCTTTTCGTAAGCGTGTTGTAATGAATTTACAGCGCGTTCTTGGCGTGCAATTTCCTTATCAATCTTTCCTTCGTTGCTAAATAGTTTAGCTACGCCTGTAAGCGCGCCCATTGCGCCCGATACGACACCTGCATAGTTTCCGCTATAGTATGAACCGATTGCCTGACCGATATTGTCAACGACACTAAGAGTGTTTTCGAGTTGTTCATCAGAACCGCCCAAAGCTTCAAACAATCCATTGAATGCTGTTGCCATAGAGGAAACAATAGAGGTAATATCTGTTACGGACTTGCTAAACTTATTCTTAGCATTGTCGGTCTCGCCTTGAACATTGTTAAGTGTATCAAGAGTGCCTTTTGTCTCACTGTGCTGCTTCTTCATATTGTCGAGTTGGTTCTTCGACAAATCAAGATTGGTTTTCAACGTCTTGGTCTTCTCATCGTCCAATCCGTTAAGCAACATAGACTTGTTGTATTCAGCATCCAAATTGGCGATAATCTTACCTTGATTCTCTATATTCTTTTCTTCTTTGTCGTACTTGTCGCTTGTGGAGATTAAAGCATTGTCTCCACCGAGTTTCTTGTATTCCTTAGTGTACTTTACCAAATCCTTCAGTCCACTTGTGAAAGCCTTGAAAGGATTTCTTGAATTTCGAGTTTCCTGCAATTTGCTAATCTGCTCCGTGATAGCCTTGACTTGTGTAGGGTCGAGGTTCTTCATTTCCTCACGCAAGGATTGTAGCCTCTGTATCATATAGTCGAGTACCTTGGTGGATGTATGGTCGAGGTTCTCGAAAATCTTAACATACATATCAGAGCCTTGGAAATTCTTCCAAGTGTTCTCGCCAGTCTTTTTCTTGTATTGGGCAGTCAAATTCTCCTGCAACTGCTTTTGTAACTCAGGATTCTTGGCAATATTCGCATTGTTTTGGATTTTCTGCTTTTCCTCAATGTACCACTTATCCAACTGTAACTGGTCGGAAAGTTGCTGCTTGTATGCCTTAATCAATTCTTGTGCTTGATTAACTTGGTCTTGCTCGATTTTCTGATTGAGCTTTTGTGTCTGATTGAGATATTCTTTTTCGACATCACTTCCAGAGAACTTTTTCCTTATGACTTCGGCGGTATTCTCCAAATCAGAGTTGTATTGCTGAATAACCTTATCGCCCCATTTTGTGAAATCCTTACCATAATGAGTTTCGTAGTCTTTGATGATATACTTATTAAACTCATTATTTATGTCTTCCTGTACTTCATCAAACGACTTCGTAAGGTCTCCAAACATAGACTTAATAAGCTCATCAGACATACCCTCATCTTTCAGTTTTTTGTACAAGTCCATCTGAGAGAATGCATCATTGACATTTCTAGATATATCATCCTTTAATTTGTTGTATTCCTTCTCAGAAACTTTCAAATCAATGTCTGCCGAAATGCGGAATGCGTTACCTCGCTTTGTCAATTCCTTGTACTGAGAGCCAATCTCACGAATGCGTTTTGCCACAGATGCATCGTCTGGCAGAATATCAGAAGCTTTCCATCCTACATTTTGCGCAGCCTCTTTAAAATACTTACGAGTAGCAGATAATGCGGTCTCTTTTGATTCCGTCTTAATCAACTCGTTGTATTTAGAGTTCATATCCTTTAACAGGGAAATACGCTCTTGCAAGATGTCTCTTTGTGCCTTATCTTGCTTGATTCTATTTTTTTTAGCATCACCCTCAAAAGGGTTAACACCCAAAGCTAACGCTTGCTGAGTCGCGGCTTGCTTCAATTCCCTAACCTTGGCTCTCACCTTGGCTACAGAAATTACCATTTGGTTTGCTCCAATTTCACCAGCCTTGAATATCTTTCTGATAGTATCATCAACTGTTATTGTAGGCGAGTTTTTGCCAACCGCGGCGAGTCTCTTTTCAACTTCTTTCCAAGATTTTGCAGCCTTTGCTGCTTGGTCTCCTTTCCCAAGGAAGCCTTCAAAAGCCTTATCGTCATCAATTTCTTTGACAACGAGGCTAATACCATACTTTTTCTTTGCAAAGAAATCATTAATATAATCATCAACCCAAGATACTTGCTTCTCCATATTGGCTTTATCAATATATACATTGATACCAAAGTGTCTATAAGCAAGGTCTCTCTCGTATTGATTCCAATCACGCTCTGCCGCAATTTTATCAATAAATGCTTGTATCTTTATTGGGTCGTTTTTGAACGCATCCTTCATGCCTGCAAAAACATTATCAAACTCGCTGTTCAATTCTTGCGCCTTATTTTGTACGCTGTTCATCGCACGGATAATGTCATTGAAATCAGCTTGCGAAGTACCAATGAAAGATGGCATTTTATAGTCGCTGCCGCCTTGTGTTATGTTGATTTTCTTTATCAACTCATACATGCGTGTCATATAATCAATGTTGGATTCGTTATCCTTTTGACCTGCACGTATCTCATCAAAGTATTTCTTCGTGGTCGAAGTGGCTTGTTTATAGTTTGCGTTAATGTTTGCTACAACTCTCTCCATTTGCGAAGACTTTGCGAGAGCATCAATCACAGCATCTTTGTAATCGTCTGCATCATCATCAAGTCCATCAGTAAACCAAGTATTCTTTGCATCATTCTTTGCATAGTTTCTTCTGAGAATCTCCATGTTATCAACGAAATTTTTATACTCTTTTTCAACCTTACTGAAAGTAGTATTAAGTTGGTTTACATCGAGACTATCTACATTGATTTTGAAAGTCAGTCCGTCTTTTGATGATGCATCAATAAGCTTTTGTAACGTTGTACGTCTATCTTCGACATTCTTTTCTAAATCCTTTCCTTCTAATTTGCCATTTGCATTTGTGGCTGCATTTGCAAGGTCGTTGTACGTTCCAGCTAAAGCACCTATTGCGCCCTTTGCCTTTATGGTTTCTTCTTCTGCCTTACGTACATTTTCGTTGTACTTGGAAATCTTATCGTAAACGGTAGTTATTACTTCTGCTACAGCGTAAATAGCAAGACCTACGCCTATACCTGATAATGAACTTTTAACGAGACCGCCAAAATCTTTAAGAGCTTTTTTCATTCCATCTAAGGAATTTACGAAAAGAGCCTTGTATCTCACGATACCTGTGCCAGATGCTTGCGAAAAAGCTTGTCCTAGACTAGTCTTTGTAAACATAGAATTAGCTTTTATGGCAATAAGAATAGGTATAAGAGCTTTTCCTATCTCTGCAAGAGTCTTCCAATTATCAAGCAGAGAAGTACCCCAGCTTACCATTCCATTCATTGTGCCCTCGTTAGCCTTGCCAATATCATTAAGCATCACATCGAAAGCATCCTTCAAGTTGGAAATCTTACCTTGGAGAGTTTCAGCCTGAATCTCTTGCATATTGTAGAATGTTCCACCCTTATCGGTCATGCGTTGGAATATTGCCTCAACATCCTTAAATGTAACCTTACGCTTGGAAATCATATCAACAATCTGTGCGGTCGTGTACGCTTCTCCCTTAACTTCCTTAAAGTATTGTTGCAACTCACCATACATATTGATGCCAGCCTCAGTAAACTGACGAACCTCAGAACCGCGAAGGTATGCAGCAGCCTTAACTTGTCCGTATGCAAGGATAAGTCTTCCCATATCAACGCCAAGACCTGCTGAAACATCGGCAAGTCGCTTGGTTGTATCATAAAGTTTATCAGACTCAATTCGGTAAGCGGAAAGTTGTCGTGTGTAATCCACCAAGTCCTTGATACGGAAAGGTGATTTAACGGCAAGTTCAACTGTCTTGTTGAAAATCTCGTCTGCCTTTGGCTTGTTCTGCAAGATAGCTTCGAGTGAACGCTCTGAAAGTTCAAACTGACCTCTGACTGATGCAATCTGCTCGACAAAATTCTTGACAGAGCCCACTGAGAATGCAAATGCCATACGCTGTGCCCAACGTGACATATATCCAGCCATATATGATGTTTGTTCGGTCAACGCGCGAGAATTAACACCAGCCTCTTTCAAGTTTTTGTTATGTTGCTCAATTGCAGCATTGAGAATATCCAATTTTCGCTTATAATCAGCATCGGTTTGAGACAACTTCATACGAGCCTCTTTCAGATATTCTATAGCGCGTACTTGGCGGTTGAGCGTATTTGCAGTAGCAGAGAAATCGAGCGCACCTTGATAGGTGGTATTTGTCTTATTGTTTCTTGTCTGATAGTCTTTTGCCCTATCAGCGTATGCTTTTCTCTGTTTGTTGTTGTATGATTGCTCCGCACTCACCATCTTATCGAGAGCCTTCTGAAAAGCAACAGCACGTTCATTATACATCTGCTGCTGGTATCTCAACTCATCCTGTAATGCCTTCTTTCGCTTAATAAGTGCATCTTGGTCTGCCTTGGTGAGATTTTGTGTTGTATCTCGCAACATACTTTCAATAGAACCAATTTCTTGCTTTAACTCAGCAATATTCATACCGCTAGCACCCTTTGCAGATTCCTGTAATCTCTGAAATGCAAGTGCCGCTTGCATAATACCACTAGTGCCAGAACCATTCATCTTAGATAGCTGTGCTACCATATTTTGAATGTTCTGTGCAGCTGACGTAATGTTATTGTTCATATTACCTGCACTCGCACCTACGTTTGAGATACCACTGCTTGCATTTGAAGCAGATGCGTTGATTGTTGCGAGTTTTGCTATAACTTGGTCTAAAGAATTAAGGAACGGCTTAGTACCAACATACATATCCTTGAAAGATTGTGTTACACTAGACGCGGTATTTTTAGCCGTATCTTGTAACTTCTGCAACTTATCATCAGCCTCTTTGATTTTCTTCAATGCAGACTCTGGTATAAAAAGAGCACTGCCTAATGCTGAATCTGCCATAATTCAAAAGTTTAAGAGTTTATAAAATAGGTATTCCAAGGTCATTGAGATTTCGTAAATCCTCTGCACCATTGATTACCTTTGCATTCTTTAATTTGTCGTTCTCCTGATTTTTGTCTTTGTCTGACGAAATCTTCTCTAAATGAGTAAAATCCATAGACGCAAGGCGAATCTGCGGAACGGTCATTCTCCACTTATATTCTTCTTGCGAGCACCATGTGTTGGCACGTAAGAAATCTATCATTTGTCCGTATTCTGTTCGTGATGGGATAATTCGGTTGCTTGTTTCTTCCTCATCAGAGCTTGATTGCGGACGGTCTGAATCACATTGGTACTCGCGAAGAAAAAATCCACATCTAACAAATTGAGAATCTCAACGAGTAATGTTGCCCAATCCTTGATGTCATAGTCTCCCCAAAGTAACTGGTCGTAAACTTGTTGGTATTCCTCAGAATCAATGCGTTTTTTGTCATTGAGCAATGATAGTGTGATTACTCTTGCCACAGATGGAATATTAATAGCAAACTCCTTGATAACGTCACCCATTGATAAGTTTTCGCCCTTGACTATCTTGCAAGCCTCCTCTGCAATCATCCATTGAGTGCCAGGCTTCAATGCTCTTATCTCCCACTCTGTACCTTGTAGTTTTACAATTGTAGGAGAATCATTCATAATTTGCGCCAGACGTTCCATTGCCGCATCAGACAAGGGAGAGCTAGGTAACACCTTATTCTCGTCTTCTACAGCTTGTTTCTTAGCCTTATTCGGGTCTTTTTGTGCTCTATATACTTTTCCCATATATATGAATTACTTTCTAATCACACTTACTGCTCCATTATACTTCTTGGATAGGTTTTGTAGCTTCTGAAACGACATGGAAATAACTCTGTAAGATTGTTTCAGATTTCCACCGCCATCTTCCAATATCTTAGCATAGGGCATAGTCGCAACAACTGCCAAATCAATTACTCCACTAGGGGAATAATCGTTTTTGAGATATTCGTTTATCGCCTCACGACCTTTAATTTCTTCTCCATACCAATTCTTGCCTTTGGATGCTTTTGGTGAGGATGATAAGTAACCTATTTTTTCAAGCTTGCCTTCGACATAAATGCCATATCCGTAAGAATCATAGAGGTTGTATGTTCGATGTGTGTACGTAATCTCTTGAATACATTCTCTTAACACATTCTTTGCATCCTTGTCTAATTCCTTCGTAATAAGCTTTAATGCTTTTTGGTATAATGTTTCAGCCATAAATGATAAAACTTAAAAAGGAGCGGACAGCATTAAAGCCGCCGCCCCTTGTATATAGTCGAGAATTGTTGAAGAATCTACACTATGCACCAGCAACTGGCAATGTGTATGCAGGGTCAATGTAGAATGGTGTATTGCGAGTTACACCGCCATCTTTAACCTCAACCAACTGACCTGTGCCAGTCAACGCAACCTTTGCCAAGTTAGAGTTCAAAGACTCAATGGTTGTCTTGGAATTGAGCTGCAACTTAGGCAGAATCAATGCTGTGTGTGTAGTACCGTCTGCATTGTCGAAGACAACAGCGACCTCTGCATACATCAGTTTGTAACCAGATGGAGCGTAAATCTTACCATCAGTACCCTTTGTAAAGCCGCACAATGCAGTCAATACAGGAGCTTGAGTATCTGCAACCTCGGCAGCAAACTGATACTTACCAGTTGTTACGATAGACATGATAGGAGTGTCAGAAGTCTCGCGTTCAATATCGGTAGTATCGTTATCGTCCTGAGAGATAGATGTGGTGTCGCGAACAACATCGTCCAAATCGTAGTAATCGTCACCAGCCGCATCGCCATTGAACGGACGAACAATAATGTGTGAAGGCTTAGAGAGCTTGATTGCACCTGCGCCTGTACTTGTAACTTTCGTTGCCATATTGTTATGAGTTTAAATTGTTATCCTAAATAAATGAAATAATTAACGTACAATAACCGAAACAGAAATAATCTGAAAATGGAACTGACGGTTTGAATCATATCCGCTATCTCTGTATAATACACTAATTGTATAGTTTGCGTCTCTTGATTCATCAATGATTTCGTCAAGAATACCTTCCATCTTATCAAGTAACTTCACATTCTTTCTCAGTGGAGTTCCCTTTGGTCTTGCATAAAGATAAATGTTAGCATAGCCAGAAGAATAACCGCCATAATCTCTTTGCTGACCTACGTCCACATTGACAAAATCATCCCAGTTCTTACTAGTTGTAGGTGGTAATTCCCCGACAAATATGTTGTCTGAGATTTTTCCCTTAGTAAGAAGCATCGAAAAGAAATTCTCAATTCGAGATAATCTGCGATTAATCCTCTGTGCCATACCTTGTTATCCTAAATACATTTTACCTTATGATGAAAAAAACTAAATGTCAGTACCCTTGATGTAAGCTACACATCCATGCATTTGTGTCGGATAAACGCCAATAACCATTCCGTCAACGTCCATTCCGTACATTTTTCCACGGAAACGAATGCCAGCATTCAATCCTTCAGGAATATATTCTTCATCTTTTCCGTCTTCTCCTTCTTTCGTTGGCATCGGAAAATAGATTGTATATCCTAGCGTAACTACACCCGAATTAAAGAGTTTGTTGGTTTCCTGAATATCGCAATCAGTTTCAAAAATGATAGTTTCTACATTTTCTGTTTCTGACTCACCTGCACTAGTATCAGTATCACCTAACATATCCCCATCGCTTCCGATAAGGTCTCCATCTTCTTTCGGTTTTTGTTCCGAGCGGTAGAACACGCCATGATAGGCATATTCATCCAAAGCATTTCTGTCAGTGTACATAGCTTACCAATCTGTTTCTTTAATCCATTTAACCTCTCCATCGGTTTCATTGAGAGCTTCAAGTTTTTCATCCTCTCCATACTTCTTGTAAAGTCTTTTGAGTTCTGATTTGATACTCAGCAATGCAGCCGATGTAATGGTCTGAGCACCTACCGTAAGAGTATATGCGCCATGTTGATTTGTGGTCGATGCTGTCTGATAGACACCGAATACAATCTTTTCCAAGAGTGCAATCTTACATCTGTCTTTCTGTTCTTCTGTCAAGTCCAAATAAGACTCAACATCAGAAACGCCGCAATCAAAAGCGACATTGTTTAATGCCGACTTGTCAAAGACAAAGTTAGTCATGCCGCTCAGATAGTCCAATATGTCAAACTTCGATGCTGCCATTGAGAGATAAATGAATTAAATGTTATCGTATATTGTGAGTATTTAACCATTAAGATACTGCACCGTCACCAGCTACCTCGGTGTGGATAATCTCGTGGTTAGTGAATGAGATGAGAGCTGGAATAGCAGACATCATCACGTCTGTGTGCCACTCCTTCAATCGACCATTGTCGGTTGTGGTGTTCATTGCTGTAACAAGACCGTTGAGCATGGTTGCGAAAGTGGTATCAATAGTACTTGCACCATAGCCGCTACCGAATACGTCACGTTCCAATACATCAGTGTACTTGAACTCTACTGCATCACCAGCAGGGCGAAGAACAACGCGATTATCTGCCCAACCCTTGACAAATGTGTCGGTTGTGCGTGTCTTGTTGCGCTCCTTCTCAACGACAATCTCAATAGGAGAAATACCTTGAATGTCTGTAAATGACTTCAAGAATTGCTCGTTAGTGATAGGCATACCCTCAACGTATGCAATATAGTTAGCCTTACACCAAGCAACATACAAGTCGCGTACTTCTTGGTTCTGAAGGAATACATCATTGTACATCTTCTTTGTCATCTTCCAAGTAAGAGCACCATCGTAGCCTCCTCGCTTATCACGATAAGCATCTTCTAACTTACGCATCTGTGTGAGAATTTTACAATCTGCGGCAGTCCAAGCCTTTGCACCAGCCTTCTGAAAATTATCCTTTGGAAGACGAGCATCATAGAGCTTGCTGTAGATACCAGCACCGAGACCAGTGTAATCAATCTTACCAGTTGTTTCCAACTGCGCGGTTGTGTTATTCAATGTAGCCTTTGCTGACTTCAATCCAACTGCGAGATAGTCTCGTACCCATCGAGCGATTATGCGGTCTGTGTTACCAAACTGAGCAAACTGCTTCTGCTTATAGATACGCTGTGCAGCGGTCTCTACAAAGCCACGACCGATAAAGTCAGGAATAGATGCAGCGTACTCTGCCTCACCCTCGGCATCCATCTGATGTGAATCACCGAGAGGCGCACGCATATCCATGACTGGTGCAGCTTCCAACTTATGTGAAGTCATTCGGAAAGTAGCAGAACCATCATCCGCTGTTGGAGTAGGTGCGTCAGCAATATGTCCCTGTGTCATTGCCCAACCTTCATCCATGTTAAGGAGGTCTGAGTTGTCAACGAGAGACTGAAACAGTTCACTACCGCCATCTTTTGAACGGAAGAGTGCAGCCCAATCCGAGTTGTTAATGTCAAATCTTTGCATATCCTAAATACAATTAATTACAAAAAAAATAAGTTCGTTATCATTTACTTGGTCTGATTAATTAAACCAGAACCAAGTCTTTACACGGCTCTTGTTGAGAGCGAGAACTGCTGGTGGCAAATTGCCGATAGCTACAAGGTCGATAACAGTATCTTCTTGTGCCAACGCTGGAGTAAGCATATACTCCAAATCGTCAACCCCTTCCATGTTCGCGTCATACAAGAAATCCATATCCTTGTCTGCGTAAGCATTAGGATTAGTAACCATAGGAAGCGTTTTTGCACCTGCTTTTGCTGCTTCTACGAGAATGTCACCAGCTTTCTGTGCTGTACCAAGTGTCTCTGATACTGTAACGAGCCAAATATCGTTTGAACCGTCGGTAGTTTTCTCCACATTGGTGATAGTGACACCCTTTGCTTGTGTGGCAAAATCTTTCTGTCCTACCATGATAGTATCGCCAGCATACGGTATGTGGTGATAGCCGTCACGAACCAATTTGTAGGTTACGTCTGTCTCAGTAGCATCCTTCGCCAGCTCATAGAACTTCAAAATCTTTACTTCTGCACCAGTAGTGTTGTTAATGTTAGGTGTGTACTCAATGAGGTCACCTGCATAAATCTTCGCTCTACCCTTGAATGGGTTCTTCAAGATGCCACCCGTAGTAGGATAACAGAGCGCATCCTTGCTGCCCTTAACGAGCTTTACGAAGACATTCTTATGACCTCCAATAGAGTCATGTGCCTGAATGAGTGTGCGACCAGTGAATACCGCGCCACCATTGGCTTGTCTTGTGAAAAAGTTATCCAACATAATCTTTTTACCTTAAAGAGTTAATAATTAATGTTATCCGAATTTACTTGCCAGCAGGATTTGATGTACCGAGGATTTTGTTTACGCCTGCCCATCGTTCAGCACCGATAGGTTTATCTCCATTACCGCCACTTGGATTGCCTGGAGTGCCACCGCCCTTTACGTGGGATATGTTGTAAAACTCTTCCGCATCGGTAAATTCCTGCTCGATGTCCGAGTCCTTAGTGAGGTTCAACTTGTTCATGTACTTGTCAATCCACTTACTATCGTTGATACCTTTCTCCTTGAACTTGGCGAGAAGTTCACTACGTTTCTGTGATACAAGCTTAGATGCTTCGTATTCTGCATCCTTCTTCTCTAGAGCTTCCAAGCGTTCCAAAAGCTTCTTTTCTACAGCCGAAGGCTCTTTGTCATCGTCCTTTGGATTTGGCTTAATGTCGGGATGCTCATCGTTCCATTTCTTGATGAAGTCGGCATTGTCCTTCTCGTAGTTGCCGTTAAGGGAAACATACTGCGGCAAAATCTTCTTCACCAAATCATCTAACTCTGTATCTTCACCAACTAAGAGGTCAAAGTGGGAATCACTCAAACTCTTGATTGTCTTTTCACTGATGGAAAGGTGTTTTCCGTTTGCAGTGAGTTTTGCTTTTAGGGTGTCTAAAAGTTGTTGTTTTGTAAACTTCATATTACTAATTTTTAAAATTCTGCTGCAAAGATAATTAAATAATGTGGTGATTTTTAGGTTTTTAGAAACTCTATTTGTTACGTAACCAATATAGAATTAATTTCACTCTATTATATATTATAAATTAGGTATCTTTGCAGCATGAACACGAATAAAGATGTAGAAATCAGACCACAAGAGGGATTCCAAATGTCCTTTGCAAGTAGCAACGTTGACGTTGTTTTTGGTGGCGGAAATCTCGGAGGAGGCAAATCGTATGGTCTTGTACTTGCGATGGCAGAGCCGTTAATGACCGACCCAGATTTTCGTGCAATGATTTCACGCCGTTCACTTGGTAATCAAAAAGCAGGTGGAGGATTCGTAGAGAAGTTCAAACAGATATTCGGAGCTGATTTCGTAAAAATCAGAGAGAGCGAGAATCCGCGCGTTACATTTCCGAATGGAACGTTTGTCGATTTGACGTATCTTGACGATTCCAATATGGATAAGTTGAGAGAGCGCGCGAAAGGATGGGAGTACGATTTGATTGCGATTGACGAGTTGACGGAGATGACTTGGGAAGTTTTCTCATACGTTATGACCCGAAACAGAGGTCAGAGCAAGACGTTTACAGGTAAGTTCTTTGCAACACTTAACCCGAAGCGTAGTCACTGGACGAGAATATTTCTTGATTGGTATATTGGCTCAGACGGTTTTATCATCCCAGAGCGTGATGGTGTAGTCAGATACTTCTATTGTGCAGGACCGACTGTTAAGGATGTTGTTTGGGGAATGTCTAAGCGAGAAGTCTATGAGAAATGTAAAATAGATATAGACAGAAAGCTTAAAACCATTGGCGGCAACTTTGGATATGAAGTAATGATTAAGAGTTTTGTTTTCTATCAAGGTAAACTTGGTTCAAACAAGAAGATGCTTGAAAACAATTCTGGCTATTTAGGTTCTGTAGCGGCATCGGGCGGTAGAATGGCACAAGCTCTTATGGAGGGTAACTTTAATGTTGACCCAGAAGAGGAAGAAGATATACCGATTCCTAGCCAAGCGGCAAGAGATTGCTTCGTAAAAGACCCAGCCGTAAATGGTGACAAATGGATAACAATCGACTTGGCAGATTTCGGAAAGGATAATACTCTAATGTTGTCGTGGAATGGATTCCATATTGTCAATTACGAAATCGTTATGCATTCAACACCGCGAATCAATGCTGAAAGAGCTAGGCTGTTTGCGGCTAACGAGGGAGTAGCAGAGAGCCATATTATCTATGATGCCACGGCAGGTAGGTATTTCAATGACTATATACCCGATGCTATCCCTTATATATCAGCAGCAAAGGCGATGGGAATTTATTATTTGTCTGCTATGACAATAAAAGACCTATGTTACTTGCGACTGAGTTATATGATTAAGCGAGGACAGCTTACATTCTCTGATAAGGTTGCAAATGCGGTTTATACGCATCAAAACCTCAAATACAGAGTTTCCATACAGAATGAGTTCATGGAAGAATGCGCGGTAGTTCGCTTTGATAAGATGCAGAGTGGTAAGAAGAAGTTACAGAGCAAGAAGGAAATGAACCGAAATCTTGGAAAAGACCGTTCTATGGACTTGCTCGACCCTTGCGCAATGAGAATGTACCCATGCTTGAATATGGAGTATGGTAGCGAGCTACAGGAGGGATTCAGACTTGCAGAGCAAGAAGTTGAAGAAAAGAATCCTAATGCTCAGAGTATTTATGATGATACGTTGTACTATTAATTTTAGAATATATGCTGAAAAAAGAAAATATAAAAATGATTCTTGAATCCGTGCGGATTGACTGGGATAAATGCGATGAGAAAGACATTGCGTTTGCTATCCTATGTGACGCATTGGAAGATAAGACTTTGGCATATCGTCTTGCTTATCGTAAGAGTGAAAAGGATGCAGCGAAATTCTACGAAACTCCACGATTCAAGAAACTGCTAGATGTTCTAGAACCTTTCGGTATCGGCAATGTTAATAACAACGCTATTACCAAAGAAGAGAACAAAAACGAGCTTCTCAAAATGCTTGACAAGATAGACCAAGCTCTTAGTGACGGAAATCTTGAACCGAAGGACGCATTGAAGATGCAGACTGATATACGTGTAAAGCTGAATGACAAATTTGAAATGGAAGAGTCACAGAAGCAGAAACGAATCATCGTAGTACCAAGCAAGCATGATATTGTTTGCCCTAATACAAATAGAGAATGTAACTACTGGCCTTCAAGAAAGGCTTGTTGCAGACACTTCGGTTTTATTGACCCACAAGAGAATAACGATTCACAAAATAACAACGATGTTGAACCATCATTAAACGAAAATAACGATGAGTAGAAAGAGACAAGATATAATCAATGATTTTTTGGAGAATCCTCAGAAATTGCTTCTGAAAAAGCCGTTTTTGAGGGGTTCGCGCTCTATTACCATCAATGATTCTTCTGATGGTTCGGATATTAAGACGAACTTCCGAAAAGAAGCACAGCTTCCGAATATCAGCAAGATAGTTGTTAGCCAAGAGCGTTTTGCGAAGGAGTTAGACCCTTATTCTCACAGGGTATTGTTTGATACGAACTTACCTTCTATATGCTGCAAGCTTGATGATGGCAGTTATTGCGAGATTGAGTTTAAGAAGTTTGGCATTCCTATGCAACAGCGTATTGTTGACAAGAAGGCTCTTTGTTTAGGTGGTAATAAACGTAATCATATCTTGCATGACAGCAATCCGACTGATAAGCTCAAAAAGAACTTTGCCGATTTCAAGTGGCATTGGAAAGAGACAAATCAGGATGGTATCGAAATGCAAGCTATACGTATTCAGCAGAGTTATGGTGATGTTGGCTTACTCGTTTACATGAATGAGGATAACGAAGTAAAAAGTAGGCTATTCTCGTATGAAGATGGCTATCAGATTATCACACACAAAGACGATAATGGAGAACCGCTTCTTGATTGCGTGTATTATCGTACAGAGGATAATGTAAGACACATTGATGCATACGATAAGACATATCATTATCATTTCACAGATGTATTCGTTCAAGACGTTGATACAAACGAAGTACTGAAAGGATGGTGCTTGGAAAGCAAGGAAGAACACGGATTCTCGGAGAGTCCACTTGTTACAAAGCGTGGTGATGTTGCTTGGAATAACGGTCAAGACCTTATCGAACTGTTCGAGATTATATATAATCTGTTTGCGGTCATTCAGAAACGACATGGATGGGGAATCCTTTATATCAAGGGTAAGCTCAATGAAACCGCAAAGAAGATTGCTGGTTCTATCATCCTGAATGATACAAGCATTGAAGGAAATGGCAGCGCAGAGTTTAAGACTCCACCTTCTCCACAGAACATGATTGAGTTCATGCAGTCAATTCTCGACCAGTTGCAGATTGCTACAGGATGTACATTTATCTTGCCGAAGGATATTAAGTCTAGTGGCGATATAAGCGGTTTGGCAATTCAAATGACACGCTCTTTGGATATTGAGGAGGCTAACAATGCAGCTATTGAGTGGCAGAATTTCGTCAGCAAGCATTCAAGACTGTTCAAGGAAGGATTGGCAAAGCAGTTGGTTGCAAGCGGCGAGAATCCTACTGCTATCACTGAGTTTAAGCAGATGAGAATCAGCACATCATTTAAGCCTTGGCAGCCATTCGATGAAAGTGCATGGAATCAGATGCTTTGTACATTGAGCGGTGCAGGTTTGATTTCTACCAAGACTGGTGTTGAAAAGAATACTATTTCTGCACCTGACGAGGAAGTAAGATTGCAGACTCAGCAAGAAGAGGCAGATGAACGTGCCGAAAAACAAGCTGAGATTACCGCAAGAACAAAGAATACAGACAACAATAAAGAATAAACATGAAGGCAGAATCATTATACATACAGAAGTTGACTTACGATGAGAACACTGGTAATGAAATTATCGGTTTGTTTCCATCGGAAGCTAACCCTGCTATTGTTTCATCATATAGCTACGATGCAAAGCGTATGGGTGGTGCTCCTACCCTTACTGCTACAATATATTCTTCTGAGCCTTTGCAATGGAAGAAGGAAGAGTTCGTGGAGTACAATGGCGATAGATTCTTTGCGTCCTATACACCAAACTCTACAAAGGATAATTCGTCTAGAATGTGGAAGAGTGAAATCACTTTCACATCTAGAAGAGAATTGCTTGATAACACTCTGTTCTTTGATGTTGTCGTTGATGATGTTGATACACAGAACAAAGACAGATACCGCTCAAACCAGACAAAGTTCACGTTTGGTGGAACTATCTACGAGTTTGTAGCTCGCATCAATAGTTCAATGGCATATTGTGGTTTGTATCGTCCTACAGATGAATACAAGGGATATTACGTTGTTGTGGATGAAGGATATGGAACAGACGAAGTTAAGGAAGTATCATTTGAAGACCAATATTTAACTGATGTTTTACAACTTATCAATACGACTTTTGAGCTTGATTACTACTGGGATGGCAGCGTTTGTCATGTCGGCAAGGTACAGCACGACTTAACCGATACACCTATAAAATATGGTAGTAGTGATGCCCTTATATCCGTATCAAAGGAGAATGCGAACTATAAGATAGTTGACATGATAACAGGTTACGGTTCATCTGATAACCTGCCATATTACTATCCTAATGATGATGAGTTTGGAGAAGCAGTATTCAATACGGAGAATTTTAGCAAATCTCTTGTTTCGTCAATATCACTTGGTGATGTTTGGAAATGGAATAGTGATGTTTACAACAACACACTGATATTTAGTAAGAATAGCAAGGATTATTATACTGCAAATGTATTTGGAACATCAAGCTATCTTATAACAAACTTCGGCGGTAAAGATTACAAAGGAAAAGGAGAAGAATCTAAAAATGTTATCCCTACTTGCTCTATGGGAGAAGAATACACAGAGCATAATTCTACTGCTGTTTCTAGGCTCATAGGAAGTACTACTATATGGACGTTGTTTGAATTTACCAGTTCTGCAAAAGAAGATACTGTTAAAATGGACGGATTGTCTTTTGTAGCAAAGGAAGCTGATAGTGCTCTTAAATTCGGTTTAGAATTTAGCTACGAATATGCTTACTATGTTGGAGAAAATACCAATATAGATACTGCTTACAAGAGTATTCAGAGTGTCCGTGGGGGAGGTTCAATGTCGGGAAAAGGCGGTAGCTCTTTTGGTAATAGTGATTCGGATGTAAGTAATGGATGGGCTTTTGGAGATAATATAGATGGGCTATCTAACTACACAAAGAGTAGCAAAAAAGAACATACATTTGAGCGTAATTCTACAAGTACTATTGTAATAGCCTGCAAGATAACTGCAACAAATATCAAAAAAGCAAGTGGAACTCGCAGAATGAATACTGTATCTACGAGTATTTCAGGTAGTATAGAATTAACGCGCAAGCCGAGCAGTGTTTATTACTTTGAAACATCAGATGGGCATACTCAACCATACGATGAAAGCGGAATCAAGATTAATGGTATAGGTGATATTCCACATAAAGATTTGACGTTTTCGTTTGATGGTACATATTGGAACGCAACAGAAGGTGGAGAAAATAATGCCGCAAAAATAACGATTACAGACCGCGTATGGCTTGCGCCATCATCGGTACTTATGCCTTCTATATATCGCAACACGAAAGGTGCAGAGCGTTTCTATTATGCTTTGAATAACACCCACAAGTTGCCAAGCGGTAGTGGATATTACGAGTTTGTAAACTTGTACAAGAAAGGAAATCCTCATCAAGGAACTGTTACTTTTGGTAATATAAAGCCAACTATCAAAGGAATTGTAAATGCAGAAGGACAGTTGTTTGGAGAGATTGCGGATATTGCTTTTGATAGTGCTGATAGTGATGTAAAGGATAGTGACGGAAAATATATTCATAGCTATTTCTATATAAAGTTGCATAAGTTTAATGGTGATTTTGGCTTTGACTTGTTTGCTCATGCTTTGGCTAGTGAACCTGCAAAGATAAACCTCATCAAGAGTAACGGATGCCCTGCATGCTCATTTGTGATTTACAATCAACCGAGTGCTGACAATTCGAAGTGCTACAACTGTGTAAGTGTCGATGAAAATGGAAACTTAAAACCAGTTCGCACAGATAAGAATGACTACATCTTTGCTAACGCTAGCGATGCTTACGAAGATAAGCTAAACCAAGATTCAACTCAGAAAGAGTTATGGATTGCAGTTCAGAAGGACACATCAACTCTAGGTATCATAATGCCAAACGCGAGTGCTGGATTTAAACCGCAAAAGGGAGATTTGTTTGTTATCACAGGCATCAAACCTCCAAAGGTTCTTGTAACGGCAGCAGAGAAACGACTCGATGATGCTCTTATCAAGCACATGAGCGAAAACAATACAGACCAGTTCAACTACTCTGTTAAGTTTTCTCGCATATTCTTGCAAGAAAATCCTGACTTTGCAAGTAAGCTAAACGAGAATGCAAAGCTGTCAATACAAATACAGGGCGATTCGGATAGCGATGGAAATCTTATTAGTCACGAAGTTTTCGTCAGCAACTACTCTGTAAAGGTTGATAACGATGAGCTGGCAGAAGTTGAGATTGAGCTTGTTAATTCGTTGGAAGTTACAAAGAGTGATACGAAGCAGATTATTGATGCAGTAAAAGGAGAAACTGTTAAATCTCTATCTAGCATGGTTGGTGGTAGTAATACCAATAGCTTTAATGCTAGTATAACCGATAAAATGTATCTCTCTAAACTGAAAGACGACACCGCAAAAGGAACTGTTACCTGGGAAAAGGTGCAGAAGTTCTTGCAGGGATTGCTTGTCGGTGGAGGCTCGTGGACTCCCGATGCAGAAGGTCGTTCGCACCTCA